TCTATTAATTCACCGTCTGGTCCCAGTCGTTCTCCATCACGTGGATTATCAAAGACTGGAAATCCGTACTCGTCAATAAATCCTTCATAGTTCCATTCCATTGGGACAAAGAGAGAATAAAGCCCAGACTTCGTTTGTCCATTACGGTTTCGCCTTGATACATCTGAATCATTAAAAAGTTTCTTAAAATTGCCACCTCCCTTATCTAACGCATTAGAAGTAGAACCCATGAGACATTTCCCTACGATTCTACTACCTAATCTCAAACAAGTTTTAGTAACCCTCCAATTGTTTAATATATTATCTGGTCTCTCCCATTTACCACTCTCATCATGTACTAATAGATTAAGTTTTTCACCATCATAGCTATTATCTCCAGTGTTCTTCCAATCTATAGTAGTGTCAAGACCCACTATCTCCTCGAGCTTTTCATTGCTCTGTATTTTCTTTCTAGTAAACTTACTCGCCGGAACTCTATACGCTAATTCCGATTTCGGACGATCCATACCGTCCTGTATAGGTTTAAAAAAGAAAGGGTAGTTTATAGATATAGGTACTACTTTATCTGTAAACATCTTTTTAGCGTCGGCCCCAGACTTAGAGAGAATCCCATATCTACTATCACTCGATATAGTGGCTAAGTTAACTGCTTCTGCTGAACTCATAAAAGAGAATCCCGAACGGCGATTCTTAAGGTAGCACATTCCATAGCATCTCTTGTCAGCTTTACAAGCCTCCCAAAATATAAAGAATAGCCTATTGGCCTCCCTAAAGTCTGGAGCTCCGACGTCAATCTTGCTCCATTGAAGGTACATGTAGTGACTACCTGTTAAATAGGTTGGTGTTCCGTTATTGTTAAACCAAAAACCTTCCTCCCTTCGTCTAAATTCTTCGTCGATATAATCATGCCACTTCTCTTTTTGTTCGTCTGGATAATTTCTCCAATCGAATATAGTCTTTAAGCGACTTAGTTCTTTTGGCATCTCCATCTTCTCCCACTTTTTCTTCTTATGCTCAAAAACATTAGTGGGTTTAGGCAGCGCTATCTTAAAACCTTGTATATCGTATATCTCTCCTATAACACCATTCTTAGATAACACCACTATATCGTGATCTTTATCGTATCCGTACTTCCACTTCTTGCCTTTATTAAGTCTACTTAAAGTAGTCTTCTTTATAGGTTCTATTATTTTTACTAGCGTCTGCTCGTACATTACTTAGATCTTCCTTCGGCAAAACCTTTAAAAGCTTTATTTTTCTTCTCTTCAGGTTCTCGACCCTCTAGTAGGTTCTCTTCTTCTTGAATTCGTGTTAGTATCTCAAAAGCGTCAAATATAGCAAGCTTTTTTGTAGCGGCAGCGTTTTTGAGTCTATCTGCGGTGATATCATCACCTGAATCTACAATAGCTTCTTTAGCCACCTTGATCAACTCTTCAACTGCTCTATGCCCAGCTTGGATTATATTCCTCTTCGTCTCCTTGATGTTCATATTTAATTGTAATAAAATTAGATAACACTCTGTATAACTTTTGACCATCAACTATAAATTCAAACTCACTGCTAGGTCTAAATCCAATTAGATCGCCCTCTTCTACTGTACCATCAGTATACCTAACAACACCCATTAAAGGTCTCTCTGTTTCAGTGTCAAATTCATCTATAGACTGAAGAGGTTGAACAAAACAATATCCTTTAGGACAATTCCATTCACCACCCTCCCTTTTATACAAGTACACTTGATCTCTTGCTACTAGATATTTACCCTCTTCAAGAAACGATCTACTGTTTCTTTCTCTGCCTTTTACATCGTGCCATCTGCGAAAAACGTTGTGATGCAAGGTGATTACATCTCCCACGCGAGGATTTAAAGGAGCGCCAGCTCGAGGCACAGATAAAACCCGCGCCTCCCTGTTTATGTACTGATGGTTAAATATCTCAGTGTTTAATATCAACTCCTTGTCTCCAATTTTTTTGCTATTGTTATACCTATCACCTAGTGGTTCGACAATATAGTCGTAGACTGAATCCATCAATACTCTAAATTATACTCCACAGATACCGCCATGTTTTTATTGAAATCCTTCCAAGGTATAACGGTTTTATCTTTTCTGATGTATATAGAGTACTTAGTCTCCTCTTCTAAGATGTCACATATAGTATGACCACCATACACTTCTTGCCCAACGGCATAATGCATGGAGTCATTCTTGTAGTCTTTACCTATCGTGATCTTACGAATCAGATGGCTCATTCTCTTTGTATTTTATAGTTCCGTCGTTTATATTGACGTCTATATCTTTACCGTATTCTTCACGAATTTCATCTTGTAATATATTGAGTTGATCGTTACCTTGAAACAGAGTATTTAAAGCTCCATGTTTCTGCGCTTCGAGTTGCCCAATATCGAGTTTAAGCTTATTTAAAGCTTGAACGATGCTTTGTAACTTACCTAAATGCTCATCAGAGATCTTCTCTGGTTTTAGGTCTACAACCTTCTTATTTTTTGATTTACCCATAATTAAATTAAATTAAATTTATTAAATAGTTGTTTCTGTATACCATTCTCCATTTTCATTGTTTAGGATAGCTAGTATCTCGCTATGTGTATATTGTGTTTCGCCGTCTAGAAAAGATGGAGTGTCTCCCTCGAACTTCACAAACGTTTTAGTGTTGTTAATATTATAACGCAAAGTGTCAGAACTTGTCTCTAGTACTTGAGAGAAGTCCACCGAACCTATATCTGATGATTCTATAATTACATATTTCATTGTTACCAAGGTTTATCAGTGGACCAAGCCGCTCCGTTTACTAAAGTCATAGCCGCAAAGCTGTTTCCTGCTAAATCGTTTGCACTAGTGCCTTCATTTTCATCCATCTTTAAATACTTCTGCAACCTAGCGGAACCTGTGTAATCTCCAGAATTACTACTTAGATTTGGATTGTCATTATATATAGCAGCTATATTATCTTCATCTAAAGCAGTATTCCATGTGGCTATCTGATCCAAGTATTGGTTGTAGTATGCTAAACCTGCCAAATTAGATGTGGTAAAGAGGCTAGTTCCAGTATGAGATTCTAGGTTTGTTGAAGATGCTACAGAGCTTTCACTGTTAGTGGCCACAACATCACCGTTTATATAACATATAGTACTCCTGTTTGTTGCAGATCCGTCGCTTACAAAGGCTACGTGATACCAAGTATCAGCGTCCATGTTAGAATTAAACACAGCGTTGATAACAGTAGTACTTGTTCCTGTAGCTCCTACTATTTGCATATCCCCACCAGCACTACATGCTATCCATAGGTATTCACTAGGATATGTCCCTTTCCAAAACACCGTTTGGTTAGTAGTGGTAACAAATTTAACGTAGAAAGATAGCGTCCAACTACCAGTCGCCAAAGTATCAAAAAGATTATCTCCATCAGGTTGCGACAGATAGTCATTAGTACCATCCATAAGGATAGAGTACGAGTTGGTATTAGTCGATGGCGGTAATGATTTTACTAAACTACCGATACTAGATCTTAATCCTAACACTAGCCTAGGTATGCTATAAAGGCTGTAGCCCCAGATGTTGATATCTCTGACCAACGACCATAAATAGTGATACCCGCTGGAAACTCTGTCCCAGTGGCAATCTCACCTTTCGTGCCTTCGGTTCTTGTAGGTGCGTTATCAGCGTCTGCATCAGTTCTATCGTGAGAGGCAGGGTTTCCAATACACTGCACCTTCCCGCTTCTGTCATCTTTAAGCACATCAAAGGTGCAAGCATCTACGCATGTTATAGCTGTAAAAACTTTTCCAACTGGAGGTTTTACAGTGCTTGCGGCGGTTTTACAGAACACAGATCCCAGTTGCCCAAGACCATATGCTGTTGTTGAATTCATTCCCATTTTATTTTTTTACTTTTTCTATTGTCCTACCCGCGAAGTATGCTCCAAAGGCAGTTAACATTAATATTTCTAATAAAGACACATATGAATCTTTAACGTTGAAAGGCAGCGTGTCTATACTGTCAAACACCATAGTCGCCACAAACATAGTCATAAGAGCTAATAGAGTTAGGGGTCTAATCAGCTTAGCGAGTTTAACATCACTACCCATATCTGCCACCCATCTATTTGTTACATTCTCTTGGAATTTTACTTCCGCGTCTATCATTTTTTGAGCTTCTCCAGAATCTATAGTTGGATCTTTGTCTATAAGATTTTTTACTATACCCAAAGCTCCCTTGTCCGGGAGAAGATCTCCTACTACACCTAAGATATCTGGCGCTTTATTGGCTAACCAAGCACCTAGCTTAGTGTCTTTTATTTTCTTTTTATCACTCATTATCTCTCCGCTTTCATAGCCGATTGCTCCCAAGGAAACCCCTCCCATCCCTCTTCATTCCACGTACCGTTGTATTTTATCTTACCATCCTTCCTCTGATAAGTCTTACCTTCCCATCTTACCCAGTCGTCCCCAAAAGCGGCTTTACCGCTATCCATATCCCTTACGTGTTGGGCTTCGTGAGAGATCACTTTTCTCTCTTGAGCGCTACCTGGTTCAACGCCCTTATCTACCACTACTCTACCTGGATGAGCTTCACCTAAAACACCATCCTCAAGTTTTTTGCGCTCAATTTTAAAACCGTGCTTCTTATTAAGTTTACCACCATGAGCGATACCTGGTAGTGGTTTATTCCCAAGTTTAAAAGCCATAGTGTTTATTTACGTCTATCTGTGATGATAGCGTTAATAAATGTGTCAACCCATCCGAAGATTTTGTTGTCCGCCTCCGTAGGTGTTAAGTTCACCACTACCTTCGCTAAGGCCATTAGGGCTATAAGTAATGCAGCCCAGTTTTCTAATAAAAATTCCATCATATTATATTGATTTGTTATTATCTATCTTTATCTCGTATCATATCATCTATAGACTTATTCATGACTTTATCTGTATATGATACGTTATTGTAAAAAACACTACGCTCTGAGGTAGGTAAATCTTCCTCACCTAGTAGTATTCGGTATATGCGACTCACGAGTTGAGAGCATTTAAAAGAGGTTTTAAATATAGAGTATTTAATACTCGTTCGGTTTCTATGTCGCCAGACTTCTATCCACCCGGCTGATCGCAGTCTCTCCCACCTTTTCTTATCCCAAGAATACGTGTAAGCGCCGTCGATGAATTCGTTTCGGGTAAATCTACCCTTATGATCTAGATATATCAACAACTCTAGATCAGCATCTGTTAACCCGTAAGTCTTACAGGCCCACTTCCTCGTGAGCCTGTAGTACTTAAGGATGTTCATCTCTTTAAGATCTTGAGATGTAATTCTCATTCCACTAAAACCACATCTCTTGCTCGGATTACATGGTACATTGTATCCGCCCAGGTTATACCATGCCCAGCGTGTTTGTCGTAATATATAATGTCTTCATCTTTTAGACCTTCCACTAGATTACCTGTAGAGATAATCGTAGCTTTTACGTACCTATTCGTTTCGTCTAATTCTTCTGTGAGAAGTAGACCACCAACTTTTTTAGGCCCTGCTTTCTCTATATCTACTACTATGTAATCGTTAATGGCTTTCATCTGCTCTAGCATTTGAGATTACACAATCTGCGGATATAATGGTTGATACCACTGATACCGCGTTTTTTAGAGCTGACTTAGTTACAAGCACTGGATCTACAATCCCAGCCTCTAACATGTCAACGCATTTACCAGATATAACATCTACTCCACAGGATTCCTTATCTTCACACACCATGTCCGATATACCTGCGTTATCTAATATAGTGTAGAAAGGAGATCTAATAGCTTTAAGAAGTATCTCTTCCCCTACGTTTGTAGGTTTAATTTTTTCAGATGCCCATAACAAGGCGGCTCCACCACCAGCCACGATACCTTCTTTTAAAGCGGCTTTAGTTGCGTATATAGCATCTTCGGCCCTATCTTTCTTTTCTTTGAGTTCGACTTTAGAATCAGCTCCAATTCGTACAATACCTACAGATCCAGATAAAGAAGCTAATCTTTGCTCTAACTTCTTCTTTATAAATCCATTTTTCTCTGTAGCTATTTTTTTAGTTACTTCTGCTATCCTTTCAGTTGTTTCCTCAGTGATCTCCTCTAAGGTTATTACTGTAGAACTATCGTCTGTAACAACTGTCTCCGCTCTCCCCAAGTGATCTACACTTATAAGATCTAAATCATCTCCCAATTCCTCATTTATAACTGTGGCCCCAGTGAGGATAGCTAAATCCTCTGTAGCATCCTTCTTCGTGGGGCCAAATCCTGGTAGGTCTATAATATTAATCTTTATATTCCCTTTTACCTTATTCATAAGTAAAGCACTCTTTACCTGTTGTGCTACAGGCGCTATAATTAAAAGGGCTCTCCCTTTCTTTATAACATGTTCTAATACCGTTTGTATCTTTCGTACGTTGGGAATCTCGCTAGATACGATTAAGACATATGGATCTTCTAATTCAGAGATATGTTTCTCTGTATTCGTTACCCAGTGCGGAGATGTTAATCCGCAATCTATCTGAACTCCATCAACTAATTCCACATATGTTTCCTCTGTCTCACTTTCTTCCATGAGAACAACGCCTTCTTTCCCAACTTTTTGATACGCTTCTGATATAATAGCACCGAGAGCTTTATCATTATTACAAGAGATAGCGCTAACACTCTCAAGCATATCTCCCACAACTTCAATAGCAGAGGTTTCGAGGTACTCATTGACCTTTTGAAGTCCCGAGTTAATACCCTCTTTAATATCTCGAATTGAGTTGCCACTATACTGTTCTGAATTTACTGTTTTAAGTAGTGATTCAGCAAGTACAGTAGCTGTAGTAGTTCCGTCCCCTGCCTCTTTCACGGTATTGCTAGCGGCTTCCTTTATTAGGGTGGCCCCTATGTTTTCAACCGGATCATACAAGACTACGCTTTGAGCAACGGTTACACCGTCTTTTGTTATGACCGGCTTTCCGCGCGCGTCCTCATATATTACACACTTCCCAGAAGCGCCTAATGTAGATTTCACGGCTTTAGCTAATTTTTCTACTCCGGCTATGACTTTGTCTTTAGCCTCCTCGCCGAAGTCTAGTGATTTTATTAACTCACTAGGTAAGTTATATTCCATATTGTATTAAATTAAATTAAATTTTGGTTAGATGGTTTTATAGATACTCACATTGAAGTTTGTTATCTTGTTATTTCT